TGAAGGTGAAGTGCGGCAACTGATTCCCAATCAGTTGGAAGTGAATAAAACACTGATGCGGCGTCTTATGACGGCGAAGCAGCAGGCGTATCCCAAGACTGTGGCGGATACCTCCAAAATTGAAAATCCCAAACAATTAAGCGCCGTAGGCGGAGTGATCTACACCATAGGTAAGACAGTGGACGATGTGCGCAAGGTGGTGGGAACACTGCCTCCGGCGCAGATGTCCCCGGATGTGAAGCAGATCCAGGATGAACTGGTACAGGTAACACGGGACTTGGTAGGCGCCGGCGATTCGGCGACCGGTCAGATCAACCCCGAGACCGCCTCCGGCCGTGCGATTTTGGCGGTTCAGCAGGCATCGCAAGCGCCCATGACGGAGCAGAAGGAAACTTGCAAGGACTTCATTGAGGATTTTGCCAACATCCAACTGGAGTACTTGATCGCCTATTCGGAAAACGGCATCAATTTGGAGCAGGTTGTAACGGGTCCCGACGGGGAGGAATTGTACCAAATCGTCAATGTGCCCCAGAGCGTGCTGAAGCAGTTGCAGGCGGCGGTGAAAATCGACATTACGCCCAAGAGTGTTTATGACAAATTCGCGCAGGAACAGACCATTGAGAATCTGTTGATACAGGGATTCTTCAATCCTCAGCGGCTGAACGAGCTGGAGGCATATGTGGAGGCGCTGGATGATGATGCGGTGGCACCGAAACTGAAACTCAAAGCCATTATTAAACGGATCCGGCAGACCCAGCAGCAGATCGCACAGATCGAGGCGCAAAGTCAGATGATGCTGCAGAGGGGTAATCAGTTCCTAAGCGGGGACATGCAGAGTCAGCAGGCCCAGATCGCGGCGATTATGCGACAGATGGGTCAAACAGCATAAGGAAAGAGCGGCCGAAGGGCGACAGCACACCGAAAGGAAAATGCGGACGAGCAATGCTCGCCCCTACATGGGGAGGGGATTGCCACGGCAGTGTGCGCACTGCCTCGCAATGACCGAAAACAGGTTGCCTGAAGGCTGTTTTTTAATTGCCCAGACAGGGATGGCGTAAAAAGCTCTTGGATGAGGTGAAACAACACCTGCACAAAAATAGGAGGAAATTACCAATGGAAGAAACCAAAATTGTGGAGCAGGACGGCGCGGTGGTTGATGATACCCAAGTCGTGGCGGAGGGCTCCGAGCAGCAGCAGCAGGTACAACCTGCTGCACAGCCGGAAAAGACATTCACACAGAAAGAAGTGGATGCGCTGATGGCCGGCAGAATTGCACGGGAGCGGAGCAAGAACGAGCAGGAGATCAAACGGACATACGGCCCGTTGATGGACGTTCTGAGCGCCGGTACCGGCAAGACGAACCCGAGGGAAATTGCAGAACATCTGAAGACCTACTACCAGGGCAAGGGCGTGACCCTTCCGGAGCAGCCGGCTTTCTCCGAAAGAGACATTGCGATCCTGGCCCAGGCAGATGCAAAGGAGATCATTGGCTCCGGTGCAGACGAGGTAAACGATGAGGTGGCCCGGCTGGAAAAGTTGGGTACCGACGGCAGAAGTCCCAAGGAAAATGCGTTGCTCCGTGTTCTGACCGAGCATCAGCAGACCCAGCAGCGGCGTGCTGATTTTCTTAAGCACGGCTTGACTGAGGCAGAAATTGAAAGCAAGGACTTTCAGGAACTGCTCGGCATTTGCAGCGCATCTACTCCCGCTGAAAAGATCTGTGAGCATTATCGCTTGCTGCATCCCAAGCAGGATATTCAACCGATGGGCAGTGTGAAGAACACGCCCACAGACACAAAAGGCATTAAGGACTACTACACCCCCGAGGATGTGGACAGGCTTACTGCCGCGGATTACAAGAACCCGAAGATCATGGAACGGGTTCGGGAATCTATGCTCAAATGGCCTAAAAACAAATAAATCGAAAGGAATGATTAAAAATGGCTGGTAATTTTAAACCCATGTACTGGTCTCAGTACTGCGAAACTGAACTGAAGAAGGAACTTGTGCTTGCAGGTTGGTGCGACTACAAGTTCGAAGGTGAGATCACTGCCGGCGCACGGCTGAAAATCGTAGGTGCAACAAGACCTACCATTCAGAAGTATGTCCCCGGCCAGGATCTGCAGATCGAAAATCTGGGCGACAACTCCCAGTATCTGGACATCACCGAGTCCGACGCATTTGCCTTTGAGGTGGATGATGTGGATAAGGCACAGTCCATTGCCGGTTATCTGGAGACCCAGTTTGACGAGGCAAAGAACGCCCTGGCAGAGAGTGCCGATGCCTTCGTGGGCAAGCAGGCAAAGAATGCCAACAAGAACATGATGTCCGCATCCACCGATTTGAGCGCTTTGGACAGTTTCCTGGCGCCCATCGACGCAGCGCACATCAAGTTGTATGAGAACAATGTTTCTCAGAAGACAGAACTGGCTGCGGATCTGTGCCCCGAGCACATTGTGGGTCTGCGCAGAGAACTGGCTTCTCTGTTCACCGAGAACGTGGAGTACGTCAAGCGCGGCGCCGTTGGCAAGTATGCCAACACCTACCTGCGTATGTCCAACAACCTGTATAACGACGGTGTGGACACTTACGAGATGATCCGCACCAAGAAGGCGATCGCTTTCGCCAACCAGATGGAGAAGATGGAGACCGCCCGGAAGGAAAAGGGCTTCGCCGACATCATCAAGGGTCTGCACGTATACGGTGCAAAGCTGGTGCGCCCCAAGGAACTGTTCGTTATCAAGGCTCACTAATGAGAAAGGAGAAAGAAAATGGCAGTTAAAGTTATGACCCCCGTAAAGGGCGAAGTGAATGAGATCACCGGTTTTGCTTTTGAGGCAGCCACCACGGCAAAAGATGGCCTGCAGGTGCAGCTGCCCCGGACAACCGATGAGTATGTTGTGGTTTTGGTGCAGAACACCGACACTGCAAATGCCTATGACTTTACCGTCAAGGCGCCTGCAAACGGCTCTTATGCTGCTTCTGACAGCGATGAGACCCACAATTTGGCAGCCGGTGCGTTTGCTATCTTCCGCTTTGAAAGCGCAAGATGGGCAGAGAAGGACGGCACTATGCTGTTCGTGCCTGCCAATGTAGCGGTGAAAGCAGCAGTACTTTACTAAGAGAAAAGGGGACGGAACTTCCGTCCCCTTTTTTACCATACCAGGGGCAAAAGCCGGTTCGACTCCGGCAGGTATGAAGGAGGTTAAATTATGAAACAGTTAGAAAGTTTGGAAAAATATGTGATCGTGCCGAATGTGGGTTTCTATGGTGGTTTCAAGTATGACGGGGAAGACATTTTCCTGTGCGATGACCACGACACGGATGAGGAGTACGACTTCAAGGTGACCCAGAAGATCAAAAACGGCGTACTGATCACGGACATGGCGCGGACATATACGCGGAAAAACGGAAAGAAGGTTACCGAGCGATCCCATCAGGAGGTGGAGCTGGAACAGGGCCAACTGTTGGTGTATGTGCAGGGTATGGGATTTACCATTCCGGAATACAGAATGTGCCCGGTGGATGAGGCCATCGGACAGTATGAATTGCTGAAGGGGTGAGGGTATGTTTGCGATCAACAAAGAAGATTTGACCATGGAATGCACCAGAGGCGATGCTGTGGTGTTCTCTGTGGGCGCAAAGAGAAACGGCGCGGACTATCTTTTTCAGCCGGGCGATGTAGTCCGGTTCTCGGTATTTGAGAGAAAAGACTGCTCTAAGGTGGTTCTGCAGAAGGATGTCACGGTTACGGAAGAAACGGGCCTTGTGGAGATTCGGCTGACGGGTGAAGAAATGAGAATCGGCCCGGTTATCAGCAAGCCGGTTGAATACTGGTACGAGGTGGAAGTGAATCCCGAGACATATCCGCAGACGATCATCGGCTATGACGAGGGTGGCGCGAAGGTACTGAAACTGTACCCGGAAAGCGAGGTGTGAATATGGGCGGCGTATTAACAGGAACGTTATCCGGTGGCGGCGCTATGACCGGCAGTATGGCTGCCGGTATGGTGGCGAACAAGAAACCGGGTACATATACGGTTACACCGGAAACGCTGGCAAAGATCCTGAAGATGGCAGAGCCGGGGGCGACAATCAAATTATCTCCCGGCGAGTACGGCAGGATCGACCTGCACGGGCAGAATGCATATCCTGAGGACTGCACATTTATCGGCTGCGAGGGTGCTACCGTGGCAGGTGTGTCCATTACCAGTGGCGTGATCAGCGATACTTTGCAGGCAAGCGCAGACATTTCGAACGCTATCCTGCCGCAGGGTTTGACCTTTGAAGGGGTTGCCTTTACGGATAGTTTTTGCTTGAGGAATGCCAGAGTGGACAACTTAACGCTTGATAAGTGCGTCTTTGGTGAAAAAACCAATATCAGCATTTCTCCCGAGTGTTTTGTGGATGCCTATGGCGATGACAGATATTCTGAAGTTGCTGGCAACGGGTCTATCTACAGATTCCCTTATGCACACCTTGGTCAAAAAAACTTGGTGATCCGGAATTGCGAGCTGGCTGATGCTACCGGTACGCCTCAGTATGAGGACGGTCAAGCCAGCGCGATCAATGTTATCGGCGTGGATGGTGTTACCGTGTATCACAACACAACCGGTGGCGGCTTTAACGGTATTCAAGTCGGTGGACAGATAACAGAGTATGGGATCCGGTCACGCGGAAAGGTGTCGATCACAAAGAACACTGTCAAGAACACACAATCCCGTGGAATCAATGTGCACAGTATTTACGGTGGAGAGGCAACCATTGCTGAAAATGCGCTTACGTCTATTAACCACGCTGATAAAATCATTGTGCGTTACAGCGAAAACACGACCCTCACCTGGGATGTATGGGCTGAAAATGCCACCTACAGCAAGCCGAATACCTGTGATGGCAAAGCCATTTATGTTGGCTCGGGCATTGTTGTAGCGGAAACCGTAACTTCTCCGTCTGAGTATCATAAAAACCTGATTGATCTTGACGGCGCATTGGATAGCAAAATGGATGTTGGTGTTTCAAAGTATACTTACAGCCACAGTGAAGACACGGACGAAGAAAAACTTAACGAGTGGCTTGATAACACTGTTCTTCCCTCTATGGCGAATAACACCGTTCGGAACATATCTATCAGATGCGGCGGAAGTGCTGGTGACGGTAAGGGCATTATTCCGTGGCCGGCTATGGGAACCATTCATAAGCACACCCATGAGTATGCGACCATCGATATTACTACGCACTTGAATGGAAAACGCTACACTAAATTAAAAAACAAGGTGTGGCAACCTGCTGTGTGTGTGACGGATAAGTTGGATAAAAAAGCCGAAAAAACCACCGTTGTAGCCACACAGGCCGTCTATGTCGAAACTGTTGACGAAATCACTAAGAGTGGATATTACTCGCTCCCAATAGTTGTAAACGAAGCGGTTGGCAACTATACATTCCACGCTATTGTTGGTGCTGGAGAAGTATATTTGACCGGTAAAGTTGGCGACGGTATTTTGCAGTACACTAAAGCAGACGGTTGGGAATGGGTAGTTGCTCCAATGAACCCCGTCCAAGAGTATAAAACCACGGAGCGGCGTGAGGGCAAACCCGTGTACGCAAAAATGATTTATTTCGGTTCACTTCCGAACACATCTACCAGCCACATCGCACACGGCATATCGGGAGTTGATACGATTGTTTCTTGCGACCTGTCGTTTTTTAACAATGCGGATACTTATAGCGCACCGTATTTTAATAACGAAACGCTTAAGGTGTCAGCACAGGCAAACGCCACATATGTTACCGCCGTAACTACTGCGGATTATTCCGGGTATAACGCCGTTGTGGTATTAAAAGTCACTAAAAAATAAGGGGGGTATTACAAATGGCGAAAATTATTTCTTATAAATTCCTGTCCGGCGGCCAATTCCTCCTTGATAAGTTGATGAGTTGGAACGAAGAAAACGAAGAAATTGCCAAGAAAGAAGCCTACAATGGCGAATATACCATCGAGGATGACGGACGGCCAGAACCTGAAAAACAGGAAACCACGGACGATGTGCTGAATGCTTTGTTGGGGGTGACAGTATGATGAACAGAATGCAAGCCGCTGAGCAGCTGCGAAAAGCTCTTCAGATGTTCGCCGCGAGCCTGACTGATGAACAGGCTATGGAAGTTGTGGCGGTATATGACCCATGGCAGGCCGGCAGAGCCTATGCGGTCGGTGATTTTCTGACCTATGGTGTGAACGGTGTGGGTGATCCGCAGCTCTACAAGGTGGTGCAGGCCCATACCTCACAGGCAGATTGGACACCCGATGCCGCTGTTTCTTTGTTCGTGGCAATCGGTCTAAATGCAGGCGGTTATCCTGTGTGGTCACAGCCTACAGGCGCCCACGATGCATACAATGCCGGCGATGTTGTGGACTACAATGGCACATTATACAAGTCACTTATCGATGGGAATGTGTATTCCCCGGAAGCATATCCCGGTGGATGGGAGGCAATGTAAGGTATGGGCGGTACGGGGGCAACCGGGGCAGTTGGTTATTTGCCCTTGGTTAAGGAAAATGC